ATACGGTTCCGGGGGCGTAACAGCGCGGGGGAGCGCGTCGACTACGCCACCTTAAATTCGGGTGCCACGGATGTGACCGATGGAACCGAAGACGGGCAGTTAGAGGTATTTATAAAAATAGCTGGGGCTGACGTGGCTGTTTCTAGGTGGCTCCCGCCTAGCGCCGATGGCGATGCTGCCATGCTTCTTTTAGTCAGAGAAAGTGGCGGCGCGTTTAGCCTTGAGCGCGTCACTGTAGGCGCAGACGACAGCGCAGCTGCGGGCTTTAGGGTTTTGAGAGTTCCCAATGCGTAGTATGTAGTCCGAGACGACGCAAACAAAAAAACACCCGCACAAGGCGGGCTCAGTTTGGGAGGTCAACAGAGAGGAGCGACTAGACGAAGGAAGCCGATAGGCCCACATTAGCGCCACGCGCGCAGAACGCAAGGAAAAACCTATGATCAAATGCACACCAAAAATGATGGCTGAAATCAAAACTATTCAGGAGAACATCACGGCCGCAAAGCGCGCCACCCGAAACGCCCGTTCGTCGGCAAAGCGTTTATTTGCCATGCACGAAGAAGCCAAGGACTGCGAAGGCGCGGCAGAAGTCAACACGGTAAAGGCCGAATGCACGGTTGCTTTGGGCGCTTTGGACAAGGTTGACGCTAGGGGCGCAATGGCGGCGTGCCTCTGTTATGATGAGCCGGGTCCGGTTGTGTTCGGCGGCGGTCGCTAATGCGCGCCGCGCTAATACTCGCGCCGTGGTTCGTTGGCCTTGCGCTGTTTTTCAATGGCATGTCGCCGGTTTGGCCTTGGTTGCTGGTATCATGCGCGGTTGCTTTCGTATGGACCCGGCACGGCGCAGTAGCCTTGGCGCTTGGCGTTCTTGCGGTGCAGTTAATCAAGGCCGTTCCGATGGATCACCTTTGGGTTTATTACGGTATGGTTTATGCACTTATAGGCTTTATCTGGGCGCTGTTTTTTGATAAGATGATTGCGTTCGCCGCCTTTGTCATTGGTGCCTGTTTCATCTTTTTGCCGCAGGATTTGACAGAAATAGCCTTTTACGGCGGCTTGATAGGGGCTGCGTATGTGGGTCCAACCGGCGGAATATTATCAGGCGTTTCTAGACCTGCCGGGGAAAATCCGAGTGGCATCTTTGGGCATCGGGCTGGCCAGCTTTATCGGCGCATTCGTCTTGGGCGAGCATTTCAGCCGAACAATCGTGCGCCGGATCATGGCGGCAATACGGAGACACATCAAAAAATGAATGGTGCGCAATGACTGATGCAGCTTTTGAAGTCCGCTTGAGGACGCTTGAAATGGACGGTGCTGCCATTGCCGTCCACAACAAAAACATTCACTCACGGCTATGCAGTATTGAAGACACGCTCAAATGGCTGGTGCGGTTGATCATGGGGTCGCTTATAGCCGGAGTGATATCGGGCGCGTTTGCAATTTTTCTTAGCGCACCATTTTCCGGCGTGTAACCGGGCGAACAACTGAGAGGAAAGACGGATGAACTTCAAAGGTAGCGGCAAGAAACTGACCGACATTGACCTGCCCCGGATCGGCGCGGATATCGGCGTTGGTGAGGATGAAATTCACGCAATCCTTGATGTGGAAACGCGCGGCGGCGGATGGGACAGCCAGGGGCGGCTCAAGATGCTGTTCGAACCACATGTGTTCTACCGCGAACTAGGGCCGGGGAAATCACGGGACCGGGCCGTGAAAGAAGGGCTGGCCTATCGTAAGTGGGGGGCCGAGGAATATCCGCGCGACAGTTACCCACGCCTAGAAGCGGCCATGAAGATCAACATAAACGCGGCCCTGAGGTCGGCAAGCTGGGGCCTTGGGCAGATCATGGGCTTCAACTGCATGATGGTCGAGTACCGCACGGCCAAGGCGATGGTCGAGGCATTCCTGAAAGGCGAGGCGGAACAACTTCAAGCCGTGGTGGATTTCATCGTCGCGGCGGGGCTAGACGACGAACTGCGCGCCCACGACTGGCGCGGCGTGGCGCGAGGCTACAACGGGGCTGGATATGCCAAGCACGGGTATCACATAAAGCTGGAGAAGGCGTTCCGCAGGTGGCAGGGTATCCGCGACACGCCTTTCACCATTGACCGGACGCCTGACGTGCCTGAGGCACCCAAAGAGATCCAGCCCGCCCCCACGCCCCCGAAACCCGTTGCACCCGCTCCAGCCCCGCAACCCAGCGGGCTAATGGCGGCAATCATGGCAATCATCGCGGCACTGTTCGGAAGGAAAGCGAAATGACACGCAAGTATTTTAAGCCCGGATCGCTGACGTGGTGGGCATCAGTCGCGCCCTTGATCGCCGGTCTGTTTCTTGCAACTGACGGGCTGCACGGGGCCGTGGGCATCGCCGACGCCATCCGTACCGGCACCGGCATGAGCGCGCCCGTGCTGATCAACATGGGCTTGGCCGGGATTGGACTGCGCGGGGCGATGGGCTGATGGGCCTTCTCCTTGATTTCATCACAAGCGGGCTTGCCCCCTACATCGCCGGGGCGCTGGCCATTATCGCGGCATTGTTCGCAGCGCGGCGCGGCGGGCAGAGCGCTGAGAAACGCAAGGCCGAAAACCGCAATCTGAAAAACCGTCTCAAAAGAGGGGAAATCGAACATGAAGTTGATCAAATGGATGCCGATACTCGTGACAAGCAGCTTACTGAGTGGATGCGCGACAATCCCAAGTGAGTGCTGGAGCGAGCCGATCCGGCCAAGCGTCAATGACGTGTTGACGGATGGCACCGCGAACCAGATACTGAGCCACAATCTGGCCGGTGGAAATATCTGCGGCTGGAAGCCATGAAAGGAAACCTCATGCGCCCACTATCTCGATCATTGCGGCTGCCATCGCGGTAGTCGCAGCGTCCCAAGCCAATGCGGAATGTTTCCCCCGCGTCCACGTTGCCGCGTATCTCAATGTTGAGCACGGTCTCAGCCTCAAATCATGGGGCCTAGACGACGCCGGGAATATGGTTGAGCTATTCATGGGCAAAGGCGGGAATTGGGCAGTAGTGACGACGACGCCTTTGAAGTGCGCAACTGTTGCCATGCCCCACAAGTTGCACGGTCGGCTGGTTGCGACCAAGCCACGGAATAAAGTGATTGCGCCCGAAAATCGAATGACGCTCGGAGCGCCGATGTAACGACCGGGCCGCGCGGATCAGCGGCGATACCAAAACGGAGAGTATCCATCGCGTTTCACTGAAACTTGACGATAACACGGCATCCCCTGCCAACGACAAAGCCCGCCCCGTTCATTCGGTGGCGGGCTTTTTGCGTTGTGGGGTTCCTTGCGTGATCGGTGAATTTGGTGGAAGCCGCCGGTACTGCCCCGGCTGTTTGCTCACTGACCGGCAAGGCCAGAACGGGTCGATCAGTTCCCGTGCAGAATACTGTCATGCCCCCATAGGTTCCTTAAATGGTCTTGATTATACCGGCGCAAATCAGCGCAGAATACGCCGTTTCGGCTAGGCCAATCATGTTGATTTTGTGGGCGTTTATCCTGCCGTGCGCGTAGTACGGGATGAAAACGCTTTCGCTGTCATCGGGGTCCAATTCCGCATCGCCTTCATATACCTGGAGCGTTTCCAGCATAGACGCTACAATCGCGAGGTGGTGGGCTTTTTCGATCATGTCATGCGTCCCTTACATGATAATCTGTGAGTAGCCATTCTCGAACGCCTCGGGTGGCGAAAATGACTTATACCCATCGGCGTAAACAACGTAGTAACCGCCTGCTTCTGGCCGATGCTTTTGCACAAATTCGGCAGACAGTTTGACGGGGGCAAACCCCGCCTCACATGGCACCATCATAAGAGACCCATCACTCTCTTGATCCGGCTCGCCTGTGTGCTTTAGTTCGGCAATCTTGAGTGCCCAAACCTTCTTGTGGCTCTGGTATTGCGGCATCTGCGCTTTTGGTTCGTTCATTTTTTCGGTCCTTTATGTAAAAGGTTTTGAGTGTTGTTGGGCTACCTAGTGTTTTTGGAGTTGGCCGCGAAGAATTTCCGCGCATCGTCTTGGGCCATACCCTTAGCCTGCTTGATCTAGGAACGGGCCGTAGCCAAAGCCTTCGCGCAGGGCTTCAATTTCGCGGTCTTTTTTGTTCACCTGAGACACGAGCGATGCGACCTGATCTTCAAGATCGGTTATCCGTTCATTCTGGATTAAATCTGCATGGGCTTGCGCCATCTTTTTACGCAAATCAATCGCGCCCGTCTCGAACAGCTTACCATGGATGACGGGGTGTGCCTCACTCACGTCTTTCTTGCGGCCCCAAGCGGGATTTTCCTCATGCCTTCCGGTGTATCCGTCGAGGCCAAGATAGCGGCGCATTTGATCATCGCGGCCCTCTAGTATTTCCTCAACCACCCTACCTGCCATGCCGCGTACAAAACCTTCAATGGTTTCAGACATGCGATCAATCACGCCGTATTCCATATCCTGCCACAGTTCGTCTAACAGGTTGGATTTAGCTTTTTTGAAAGCGTCTTGATTGGGCATATCCATAAGGCAATCGTGCATGGCTTGCCCGAAGTCCTCAATCGCTTTGTCTTCTTTTGGGTAAGTCATAAATCTGGTCCTTTATAAACGGCCACGGATGCCAGCAAAAACGGCACCTATGGATGAGCCGAACGCGCCGACCAAGATTGTCATTCCGGCCCAATGCCAAAACGATTGAAACGTAAATTCTAAAAGTTCGATCATGTTTTTGGTCCTTTAATCTCTGCCGAACATCGCTTTGAAACTCGCGATATTTACGGCATGGCAGGATTTCGTGTGTTTAGCTTCGGCGTGGGCAATGACCCCATCAACGCCCTTCAATTTCTTATCGCAGACAGGGCAGGTGATGCGCTCAATACCATCCGCCTTTCGGCCAGACCTGCCGTAGAGGATTTCGTAAGCCTCGTCAGGTCCGTCGCACCAGTCTGACCATTCCTCGGCCAGTGCCATCGCCGCTCCATATCCCATGTTTTCGGTCCTTTATGAACAGGCCATCGCGATGAAATCCGCGCGGGACTTTTCTTTGATTTCGGTTGAGATTTTTTTGTCGCCCATTTCATGCGTCCAAACAGGGCGGCCCATAATTTTCTCGACGTATTCGTGCATGGCATCGAACGGGCCGCACAGGATGCCCGTGAAGGCTGATATCACCGCAGATTGTTCGCGTGTCAGTTTGTCCATTTTCTTGGGGTCCTTTGTGGCGTGTTCTATTTCGTTCTCATGTTCTCTTTTAGACTATTGCGCTACTGTTCGCAAGGTGCTAAATGTGGCTTATGAGAATAATTGCATACCTCTTTGATCGCCCCCGCTCCGCCGCGTCTCATATGAGCGTGGAGCCTGCGTGCATCTTTACCGACGCCCCCGGCACACATCGCGCGGACCTATCCGCCATGATCGACAGCGGCGACTTGCGGGCTGGTGACGTGGTGCGCGTCTGCGCTCTAGCTGATCTCGGCCACGGCGCGGCAAGCAATGCCATGCATCGCCGCATAGAGGCGCTGGGGGTTACGGTCGAGGTTATGCCACAAGCGCCCCGGTCCACGCTTGCGCGCCTCTCAAAGAAGCACCCACGGCGCGCTGACATGTGCGCGGTCTGGTGGTCTGCTCTGGATCAAGCCGACGCGCTGGGCAAGATTTCCGACATGGCGGGGCAGGACATAAATCGCAATCAGGCAAACCGGGTGTGCAATTACAGCCGAAATCCTGATGACAGAACGCTAGAGTGAAGGAGCCTGATTTATGCACCTTCTAAGATATCACGCAGAGCATGAATGCCCCAAAGGCCATAGGTTCATGGCCGAAGCAAATCCCTTTGTCGAGGGGCACGTATCAAAAGCACTTTGCCCGACATGCTATGATGCGTGGATAGCTGCTAACGTCCCACTAGGCACGCAGATTGGTAAAGCGATTGAAACTTCGTCTGTGAGCGTTGTACATCTTTAGGAGGGTCTTATTCGCCCGCGAGCGTGATTAGCCCCGACTGTCGCCGCGACCATATCGTGAACATGAAGGCGCGCAGAACGTCTTCCCAGCCTAGCCCGTTGGCTTCCCACTGGTCGCGGTGGTCTAGCACGTCGTGGCATCTATCGCAGGCGTCTATGATGAAAACGTCGTCGGGTTTTTCCGCCATGCCCGCTACGCTGAAAAACCGCATGTGCGCCCCGATTGTGTATTCGTCTTGCTGACGGCAAACCCCAGGAATGTGCAGCTTACAGTGGTTGTTCCGTGGTGCATCGCGCAGGGCTTTTACCTTGGCGGGCTTCTGGCCTTTTTGGTGGACCTCGCGCTGAGGGATGATTCCGCTCATTCTTCATTCCTCATTGCCGTAGCGGCTTCGATCATCTCAATCTCGTGAGACATGAGCGGCTTGCCCGTCACAACCATCCCGGCCCAATTTACAATCAACCCATAGCCGTGCGTGCGCTCGATTACGGTGCCGCGAACGAGCCGACCGCTTGGGAGCTTAACCAGTTCCGTCATTCTGGACGCCCAATGCGCCCATTCCATGCGTCGAATTCATTTACCAGCGTCTTGAATTTGTCACCGGCGTCCGTGCCTTCGATGATATCCGCGCGCGTAGTAACCCCGCATATACGGCGCATGAAATCGGCAGCATCTTCGGCGTTTAGGGCATCCGCCGGGGAATTTAATGGCGAGCCGATGAATGCCCAGAACCGTTTGTTGCCGCACATCATCCCCGCCTTTTGCGCGAGCGTGTATTCCCGGCGCTGTTTCGGGGCCTCTGGGGGCGCGTCTACCTTAATCGGGCACACTGCCACCCACTGCTCCGTAGCGAACTGTGGCACGCCCCCCAGCTTACGCAGCGCGTCGTCTGCCGCCTCTATCGGCACCTCAAGAATAATCTGGGCAACCTTGCGTCCTTTGATGACCTTAAAATCTGAAAACGTGGCTTGGAATGCTGTGTCAGTCAAGGCTTCATTCCTTTCAGTTTTGGTTAGACATTGGCAAATTCAAATGCGTGGAACACAAGCCCAAAAGCGGGAATTTGAAACGTGGCAATGAAGTCGCCAATGTCTCGCGGTAGCGGCTGGCCTGTCCCGGCGACGAAGAACCGGCGGCGCTCGGTGTCGGCGGCAGGATCAACCATCGCCCAAAGTTCAGCGAATTCGCCTTGAACTTGAACCGATAGAACCTTGGCCCCAACAGGCATATCAATAATTGATGTGTCAGGGGTGAGCCTGTATTTGAAAACCTTCATTGTCATATCTTCATCCCTTTCAGTTTCTCATATGCGGCTATCACCGCAGGGTGGCGCTTGTATAAGTCGCCAGTATTATCCCAGACGGTTTCCAGTTCCTTGGCGTTTCCAGCCTGCCCTAGACGCGCAATGACGTAGGACAGGCCAAGGGCGGTGGTCAAAACGCGGCTTTCGTTTCCCAAGCCTTCACCCCGTCAATCGGGCGCACGCGGAAATTCTTTGCCACGTACGCCTCAATGAATGCCGTCATGGCGTCCCGATCCTGCGATGCGATCCAATGCAGCGCAAGTCGTGCGTCCGTGATTTCGTGGTGGTGAACCGTCCGCATTCCTTTCGGCACTTCAACTTTCTTGACAGCCTTTGCGGCGGCTTGCGCCTCGGCCATCTTTTCCGCCGCTACGCGCTGCGCTTCAATATCGGTGGCTGATGCTGCCCGCGCGGCTTCCTCGGCAGCGTGGCGGGCCTTTGACGCGGCAACAGCGGCAAGGCGTTGCTCTTCGGCGCGCTGGGCTTGTAGTGCGGTTTTGAACTTGCCAACGGCGGCAATCAATCCATCGCGGATTAGCGTGAGATCGGCAAGTGTCGGCTTCCAACGGTCCAACTCGGCCTTGTGCGCGTCATGTAGCGGCGCGGCGGCGCTGGCCTGTCCATCCTTCACCGCTTTGAGCGCGGACTTGATATCCTTTGTCAGCGCGTCAACCGCCTTCATTTGGCCTTCGTTTTCAACCTCGGCCCCGTCTAGCCAAGATTGCGCTTCTTCGATTGCATCGGCGTATGGCGCGGTGGCTTCTGAAATCGGATCGGGTGGGTTGTTGTGTCCTGTGGTCATGGTTCTGCCTTTCAATATGGGATATTATCGTCAATCGGCGCGGCGGATACCTCGGCTTGCAACACGCCCTTGAAGTCTTCCTTAGCATCAATCACGGCTTGATCTTTCTGCATCTCGCCAAGCGAACGCCAAACGGTTTGCAGCGCGGCTAAGTCAGGTGCTGACGACAACCGGGAAATCGCAAATGCGCGTTCTTTGTTGTGCGCGGCCTCGATGGCTTCCTGCTGCTTGTGGCTATCATCAATCGGATCGTCGCCATCCTCATCAACATGCAACTGTCCCTTGTGCCACAAATCAAGCGCCGCGCCGAACCTCATGGCCGCATTGCGCAAAGCATCGCCAATGATTTCCTTTATGGCATTCCAGCCGGTCTTCCCCTCCGCATCGCCATAGCCAATGCGGGTGACACCGCAGACAGTAAGCCGGATCCACATTCCGGTTCCGGATAGCTTAGGCAATCCGCTTTCGTCAACGGCCATAGGTTGCCAGTCCCATTCAGGGTCACAATCCAGCAGGCGGTTGGTCAACGCGGCGTGGCCGACGTAATCCAGATGCACAACCTTCGGATGGTGCCATTGACCACACTCTAGGCATCTGATGCCTTGCTTGTAATCGGCTTTCACGTCGTCGGTCTGCCGTTTCGTCGGTTTCGGCAGCTTGGATATCTGGTTCGCGGGGAAAGGCTCACGCAATAGCGCAAGGCCCTCGGGTTTCGGCTTGTCAGTCATTGCGGTGTCCATTCTTTTGCGTTCCTACTGTCCCGGCACATCTGCAAATAGCGTTTTGCCGCGCGTGTCAGGTAGTCCCAATCTAGCGATCCGCGCGTGTACTTGCGGCGCTCTCGCAGGCATTCATGGGCGCGTTGGCGGGTATTCATCGCCCTAGCACCCAATCAAACAGCGCAAAGAGAATATCTTTAATAAAGGGCGCGACGATAAATGTGGCAATTGAAGCGCCGATAGATGCGAGGATCAACAGCGTCCACGGCGCGACACGGTTCGGTGGCGGTGGTGGGAACCTGTCGTGCAATTCGATCTCCGCGTCCAAGCTGGTGCCTGTGGCCGGATAGTGCCTGGTGGTCTTGTATCCAGTCCCATTATGCGCGTGCCAATCAACGGCAGAAACGGCGTCGGCGGACGCCTTGGCGAAGCGTTTGCGCTTTGCGAGCGGTATCATTTCGGGGCTTTCTTTTCATCCGGGAACAACTCGGCCATGAGGGATTTCAGGCGCGCGAATTCCCGTTGTAATTTCGCGGCATTGTAGTGACCATCAACGCTTTCCCCGTGAATCCGAAAATCGTTATCCAGGATTAGCGCGCACTCTGCCATTTCTTGCGCTGCCATGTGTATTTGGTAGATTCTCATTTTATGGGGCATATCATTATCCTTTCAGATGGAGTTGTCAGCTATTTAATTATTCCTGCGATGCAGACGGCAACGGCGGCAGAATTCAGCGCCAGAATATATCGCGGCCATTCGGGGTCAGTTATCCCGACGGCGGCAAACGATCCGTTTATCAAAAGGCCGATTCCCCAAAGTATCCTCATGTCATTATCCTCTATATGCTTTGCTGTGTTGCAGTCGGTGGGCTTCGCGCTGGATGGCTTGGCGCAATAGTTTGGACGCCGTGACCCATCGCGTCTGGCCTGATGTGGACGCCAAGGCATTGAGAAGGCTAACCGTCTCTGCGTCTAGCGTGCATGTGATTGGGCGCGTGTCAGTCATTCCGTCAACCAATCTGGCGCAGTCTCGCCCCTTTGATGTATCCAATTTTCAATGCGGTCGTGCGCGTCTCCGGTGATATCCTCGTGGGTGCCTTCGTAAAGGTTAAGGCGCAGAACGAACGCGGGCAGGCCGTCATCGCGGGCCTCAACGTAGTCATTGCAGGCATCATCGAAAAGGCGATGCGGTTCGCCGCGGTACCCGTCAACAGCGCAAGCGTAATCGTTATAGTCAACAATGCAGATGAACAGCGTTGCGGGTTTGATTGCGCGGGTCATTGTGCTTGCCGTTTCTTTACGTTCGCCGCGAGGTGCTTCCAAAAGCCACCATCACGGTCTGGCGCGTTCTCGAACAGCGGCGCGGGGCCTTGCCATTGGCCAGCGTCAACCTGTTCCTTCATTGCCTCGCGGGTAATGCCCTTCTGCTCGAGGTCGAACCAAGCGACGGGGTTCTTGCTTCCTTGCGGCTCGGACAGAATATGCATGCAAACGGCTAGGTGATGCGTCTCGTTGGTCATTGTCTCGGCTCCTGTTTTGGTATCGGTTGCGCGGGTCATTGGGCGTAATCCACCTGATCGGCGGCGCTCTCGATTTCCAGAGCAAGCGCGTCGGCGTCGGTATCGCTTCCGCCGCTATAAATGCCGTTAGTGCAGTTGCCGATCACTACTGAGAGGTCGTCCTGAACGGTGAAGGGCAGCGGGCCATAGTCGGGCGTTCCGAAAGAAGGGGTCGCATCGCGTTCGCTTTCGTCCATTGCGGACCATTGAGCGATAAGGCGGGTTGCGGCGGCTTTGAATGTGCTGGTCATTGTCTCGGCTCCTATTTGCTGCACTCACACTATCCGACGCAAATCCATGCGTCAAGCACGAAAGCCCCCTTGTGCTATAAATTTGCCTGTGCTAGGTGTCGGGCATGGAAACAAAAATCAAACCAGGTGATGCGCTTTTGCGCATATGGCAGGCGGAACTCGACCTGTCTAACGCGGATGCCGCACGCATGTTCGGCACCGTAGAAACGCACTTTTCGCGCTGGCGGAAAGGCAAAACAGTCCCGGCAATGTCGGCGCGCATGTTAATCGAAAAGGTCACGAACGGCGCTGTGCCGGTGGAGGCGTGGCAATGACCGGCAAACCAGAGGACACCGACAGTCCCGTTGCATATCTCAGGCTTGACAGCACCGGCGCAATGCAGGCCTGCGGCAAGCTGGACAGCGGCGCGCGGCGATACCTGCACGAAGACGCGGTTGCCGACATGGTGGCAGAGGCAATTATGAAGCTGCGCGTTTGCCACAGTGACGCGTGGGAAGGCAAATGAAAACCCCGGCTTGCAACCGGGCAGTCGCGCCGCGCGGGCGTCTATAGCGCGGATATTTCACATCGTCGCCGGTACGATGCGGCGGAAAACCGGCACTAATTTGGAGGATGATATGAGCAGATCAGGATATACGGATCATTGGGATGGCGACGATGGCGCATGGGAGGGGAAGGGATGACTGATAAGATAATATCGATGGGGTTAGCACGCGCAGACGCCACGAACGACAACAGGATGATAACGCCAGCGGAAGCTCTAATGCGCCTTGCTGATGATATCGAGAGTGGCAAGGTAGCAGTCAACAAATTGGTTATCCTGACGCTCAACGACATCCCGGACTCCGAGGGCAATCGGTTTCAAGTTGGGTATCGGTCAGCGAAGGTGTCATTGTCTGAGGTTGTAACGGTTTGCGCGATGGGCCAGAAAATGGCAATTGATAAAATGGGACATTGGGAGGAATGATATGAGCCAATTCACAGCCATACGCGCCCACCTTGAGGCAGGGCACAACATCACGGACGCGGTTGCACGCAAGCTATGCAAATGCACCCGCCTTGCGTCGATTATTCACAGACTGCGCGAGCGGGGCTATCTGATCGACACGCACCTCATGCCAACCGGGACCGGCAGCAAATACGCGGTGTATGTAAAAGCAAAGCCGGTTGTGCCGGATCAAGCGCGGATGGAATTGTGATGTTGGAAAGTATTGCCAACTTGGCCATACATCCCGCGCCAGGGATCGGCCATAACCAGCCGCCCAAACGCCTTTATGGTCTTGGATCGCTATGGCTTCACTTCGCAAATGAATACGAATTGCGCCGGTTGGCCGTATTGCATCTGCGCATGGAACGGAAAAAGGCTGGCATCGCTGAAATAACCGCTGAATGCGCCCTGATCGGCGGGCGGTGTGCCAAGCGCATGAGACGGCAAAGGGGGCTGAACTGATGGGGTTAGACGCTATAGAGGCCCTAGCCAACGCGATTATCGGGCTTGTGCTGTCATGGATCATCACGCTCACGGTGCTGGGCTTTACCGCCTGGCAGTCAGCGGGAATAACCGCGATCTTTTTCGTGGCGTCAACAGTCCGCGCTTTCATTCTTCGCCAATTTTTCAGGAGCATATCCCAATGAGCATTCACGAATATCGGGAATTTATTGCGGCGCGCAAAAAGACTGTCAAAACTGGCGGAATTGATGCCACGCAATACAAAGACGCTATGAAGGAACATCAGCGCGTTGCCGTGGATTTCGCGCTAAACAAAGGCAAGTCGGCGTGCTTTCTGGATACTGGTCTAGGCAAGTCTTTCTGCGAATTGGAATGGGCTAAGCAGGTTTCGGAATTCACCGGCAAGCCATCCCTGATATTGACGCCATTGGCGGTCGCCGGTCAGATGGTGCGCGAGGGGCAGAAGTTCGGAATTGATGCGCGCCAAATCAAGGAACAATCTGAAGTCGGCGCAGGCATAATGGTCGCAAACTACGAGCGACTGCAAAAACTGGACCCTGACGCATTCGGCGCGGTTGTATTGGATGAAAGCAGCATCTTGAAATCATTTGCCGGTCAAACGCGGGCGAGGTTGCAAGACGCCTTTCGCGATACGCCTTTCAAATTCGCGGCAACGGCGACACCAAGCCCAAATGATCATATGGAACTAGGCAACCATGCCGAATTCCTTGGGGTCATGCGTCAACAGGAAATGTTATCGCGGTGGTTCATCAATGATACTAGCACGGCAAGTAAAGATTGGCGTTTGAAGGGTCACGCGATTGAGGACTTCTGGTCATGGGTCGCTTCTTGGTCCAGATGCGCGACAATGCCAAGCGACCTGGGCGGCGATGATACCGGATATATCCTGCCGGAAATTGACCGGCGTTTGCATGTTGTCAAAGCTGACCGCCAGAAAGACGCAGATGAGGGGATGCTGTTTCGTATCCCGGAAATGAGCGCGACCAGCTTTCACCAGGAAAAACGTCTGACATTGCGTCAGAGATGCGAAAAGGCGGCGGAGTTGGCAAGCCATGACATGCCGGTAACTGTCTGGTGCGAAACGAACGATGAAAGCGCGATGCTAGCCAAGATGATTGACGGCGCTGCGGAGGTTCGAGGAAATCAATCGCCAGAAGAAAAAGAACGCCGACTTCTGGGCTTTGTGGACGGTGATTTTAGGGCTATAGTGACCAAGCCAAAATTGGCCGGGTTCGGCGTTAACTGGCAACACTGCGCCCACGCCGTATTTGCCTCAATATCGTTTTCTTACGAACAGCACTACCAGGCCGTTCGCCGGTCGCATCGGTTCGGGCAAGACCAACAGGTGCGCAACGATATCGTCATATCAGACACCGAAGATAGCATTTGGCAAACAATCCACGGCAAGGCGGAAAAGCATGCCGAAATGAAACGCCGGATGGCAGACGCGATGCGGCGCGCACAGTCGGAAACAGAAACGCGGGTGAAGTATGACCGCCCGCTTGATCTGGCGTTTCCGGCATGGCTCAAGAGTTACGAAAAGTAGGGCAATGATGTCCTACCTGCTCCGGCGAGGAAAGCCTTCTATCGGTTCGGGCCTCGCCGGGGTCATAAATTCAACAGAGTGGAGGCTACGATGAAGCAACCTGAATACCAAGGCGACGGATGGGCACTACATAATTCGGATTGCATTGAGGGCATGCACGCGATGCCTGCCGATAGCGTTGATCTGACGATATTTTCCCCGCCGTTCGGGGATCTGTTCGTCTATTCGGAAAGCGAGCGCGACCTTGGGAATGCCGGGGAAGGCGACGCTTTCTTAAATCAGTATCGGTTTTTCGCGGAGGCTCTGACCCGCGTAATGCGTCCCGGCCGGATCGCTTGCGTTCACTGCTCCGATATGCCGATGCGCAAAGGGAAGCATGGGGCTATTGGGATGATGGATTTCTCGGGCGATTTGATCCGGGCGCACCAGAACGCGGGGTTGATCTATCATGGCCGCGCGACAATCTGGAAGGACCCGGTTGTGGAAATGCAGCGTACCAAGGCGCTTGGCCTGCTGTTCAAGCAAATCCGAAAGGACAGTGCAATGAACCGCGTTGGAATGCCAGATTATATGCTCTTTTTCCGCAAGGACGCAGTGAATGAAAGACCGATAGAGCACGCTGCGCCCGATGACAAAAAGACCGCTTTGAAAATTGCGCAGGATTGGCTTGCTGATCTTCGACGCCAAGGGCTTTGCCAAAGCATCCCTGATGATGATCTGTTGGCTGAATTAATGGAAGGCGCGCACTTCGACGTGATGGAATGGCAGCGGCTCGCATCGCCGGTATGGATGGACGTTCAACAGGGGAATGTTCTGCGCAATTTCCGCAAGGCTAAGGGCGCGAACGATGAAAAGCATGTTTGCCCGTTGCAGTTGGACGTTATCCGAAAGTGTCTCAGGCTTTACAGCCGCCCCGGCGATATTGTCATGGACCCTTTCAATGGGATTGGATCGACGGGCTACGAAGCGGTACGTGCTAAGCGCAAATATATCGGCTTTGAATTGAAACCGGAGTATGCGGCGCAGGCGAATGTTAACCTGACCGATGCGGCGGCGCATGGTGCTGATATGTTTGCGGCGGCATGATCCGCCTGCCCCGGCGCGGAAAATCGTCTAACGGTTCGGGCCGTGCCGGGGTCATAAATGCAATGGAGGGAACGAACGTGATAATTGAAATGACTTTATCGGAAGACAATCTCATGGTTGTCAAATCAATCCAATCTCAAATAAAAGACGGGATTTTTACCACGACATATCGTCACGATTTCCAGTGCGGTAAACGACCGGACCCATCGGAAGCGGTAAATATTCTACTCACCAGCATGCCTTAAATTGCTGTCCACGATAGGAGGCCGATACACCATGACCTACATCTTTGACATATCATGGCCAGGGCGGGCGCTATCGCCAAACGGCGGGCGGGTTCACTGGACTGCGAAGAAGCGTTACAAGGCCGAGGCATACGGCGCGGCCCTAGCCGCTGGTGTGCGGCAATCTGATCGGGCGTCTATTTCGGTTGTGTTTCATCCCAAGCCTAACGGCAAAGCCCCCGACAGGGATAACTGCATTTCCTCATTTAAGATGGGCCAAGACGGAATCGCCGCCGCCCTACACATTGACGATGGGGAAATCACTGTGACGCATACCCTATCAACTGAGCGGACAGGATGCGTTCGCGTTACGGTGGTGACAAATGGATAACGCTGCCGCCCGCACCCGCCTTATTGCGGACGCTCTGCGCGATGGCTGGGGCGTCGAAGATATCGAATTCCGCACCGGGGGCAATGTTCCCGTTGATTACAGCCGCACCCTTGTTCGTGCGTGGCGTGGAGCCAGGATAATTGATCGCATTCTAAAGCGCGGATCTGCTGCGCTGGATGGCAATAAGGGAGATTGATATGACCGACACAAGCAAGCACGAACCGAAAAGCACGGGCGCGGAAGTTACTATCGAGGACCACGCCGGTGGATTTTTGGAATTCATAAGGGACGCCGATGCGGTATCGGTCCACACGGTCAACTCAATGGGGTATCACGACACTGCGAAATTCCCTGCGGATGCGGTTAGACTTGCGCTTGGCGTGACCCTGCGCATTGCGAATGACCCCTACTTCGGCACCGTGTTAAAGTTTTGCAGCATTATCAGCCCCCCAGAAATCATATTCGCATTTTGGCCTGTCAGGTGCTTTGACGGGCGGTGGGCTTGGATGCGCCCTGTTTGGCGGCGGCTTGCCCTGATTAAACCACACCTGGAGCGCACGTCAGATGAGCCGTGGTGGCAATATGCGTTGCCTGTTGTCGGAGACGCCAGATGACCGCCGATTTCCACGCGGGCGATATCGTGGGCCTGTCACAGTTGGCGATTGACTTGGGCCTCTACCCGCGCGCCGATCCCAATGGCACTCGCCTGGGCGTAGTGACCTCTGGGGCGTCTTACCATAGCCGCACGGTCCTAGTCCGTTGGGATGGCAACACCCGGCATCACTCTATGCACCGTAGTTATGTTGAGCGCGTCGGGCCGGAAGATGCTTAGAACGAAACAAGCCCCAGCGATTAAACCGGGGCTTGAATTCTGCGAGCAAATGACGCAAGATGACCGTGTTGAAGGATCGAGAAACATTATGCATAATTCAGACGACACGCGCAAGCCCCCAGTTGATGGCGCTTTGCTGCCCTGCCCATTTTGCGGTGGTCCTGCTGAGATTTGGCGCGCACGAGAAGACAGGCCATCTTGGATTGCATGTATGGGCCAATGCGTTGTCTTGGTTACGAGGTGCCACAGCACGGACGCCGCTGCGATAGCGTCATGGAACACCCGCAAGGGGGTCAGTAGCGAATGAGTAAAACCCCGTTCCTTCACCTTGCCGTTCCCGATTTTGTTGCCGACACGCTTGAAATGAGCACTCAAGAGGTGGGGGCATATTGGCTTTTGATAATGTCGCTATGGCAACGGAAAGGCTACCTGCCAAACGATCAAGCCAAACTGAAAAGGGTTGCGCGGGTAGGCCGCGATTGGCCAAAGGTTTGGGCAACAATCGAGTGCCATTTCGAAGTGGACGGCGACAGGATTTTCAATCCCAGGATACTTGAACTCGCAACCACGGTTGCAAGTCAGCGGGCAGTTAACGCGCAAAGCGGAGCGCGCGGCGGACGCGCTAAGGCGTTGCGATCAAAGGAAAGAGACCTAGCAAACGCCACCGAAACGCCACCTTTAAAAGCTACCCAACCAGAACCAGAACCATATAAAGAGAAAATAGAAGCTAAAGCTTCTACAAAAAAACCGCGCCGGGCTTGTTCGTTGCCTGAGAATTGGGTGCCTTCTGAGAAAAACGAGCAGGACGCCACAGACAGAAATTTCACATCCGAGGAAATCAGAAATGAAGCAGATAGGTTCCGCGATTACCACACATCCAAGGGAACAACATTCAAAGACTGGGACGCCGGGTGGAGAACGTGGCTTGGCAACGCGCGAAAGTTCGACGGGAATAGCAAAGTGGTTGGCGGAGCATTCCCCAGCAGACATGGACAAGGCGGCGGTATTGCGGGCGAAGTCGCACGGCGTAGGGCTTCGGGTCAGGATGGCGGGTAGATACCCAAATGGTCCGAACGGTGAATATCTGCCATCGTACACGGTTGCGGTGGGCTGCGACATCCACGGCACCAGGGCACAGCGCGCGGCGGCGGTTGCGGATTTGGTAAACTTCACCACGCCGCCCCCGGTTCGGGCTATTGAGGATTGGCTTGCGGAATTGTCTGTCATCACAGCAGGGCGCAACAGGGAAGGCGTAGAGGTTGCTTTGATGCTCAACGCCTATTCATCGCGCCTTGAACGGTATCCGGCTGACGTGGTGCGCTGGTCTTTGCTGAGGAAAAGCTGGCAGTGGTTTCCGACGTGGGATGAATTAGAAAAGGCTTGTGAGGCCAAGGCAGGGCCGCGTCGTCATATGATTGCGGCCTTGTCTCAGCGCGAACCTGATGCTGAACCGGATTACCGCGCGCCGACGGATGACGAGCGGGAAAGGGTGCAGGCGATGGTTGATGAAATGTTTCCGGCTGTTTCCCAAGAATGGCGGGAGGCTGCTGTGGCTGATGCCATGAAGGGCGACTGCATGGCGGGATCAATCCCCGCGAAACGAATGGGAGACACACAATGAGCGAAGCCATGACACCGCTAGAGGCAATGATGATTGACGCGAAGAAGTGCAACGCGGCAATGGCCCGCGCGCACACAAAGGGCGGTGGCACAAAGCGCGTTCGCGAGCCTTCCACCAAGGCACCGGCGGAAATGTGCGACAGGGTTGCTAGGGCGCACGTTAGGGGCGCGTCTGCTGCTGATATCGCCCTGATGACCGGGTTGACGCGGCGCGGCGTGAATTATCATCTGCAAAATCTGCGCGATAAGCGGAAACCACAACGGAAATCATTGGAGCAAACAAATGGCCGGTAGCGTCAACAAAGTCACAATTCTGGGCAATCTAGGGGCTGACCCTGATTGCCGAGCGTTCCAGAATGGCGGCGAGGTGGTCAACCTTCGCATTGCCACAAGCGAAACATGGAAAGACAAAAATTCGGGAGATAAGCGCGAGAAAACCGAATGGCACCAAGTCGCAATCTTTTCGGAAGGCCTCGCGCGCGTTGCCAAGCAATATCTCAAGAAAGGCTCCAAGGTCTACATCGAAGGCAAGCTGCAAACGCGCAAATGGCAGGATCAATCGGGCGCGGACAGGTACAGCACCGAGATTGTGTTGCAGGGCTATGACGCCACGCTTGTTATGCTCGACGGCAAGTCAGGAGGCGACGATCAAGGGGGCTATTCCCGCCAAAGCCAAGATCCGCAATCTGGCTATGGCGCAGGCGGGCGTCCCGGCGGAGATATCGACGACATAGATTCGGAAATACCGTTCGAATGGGAGGGCCGGATATGACGCAAGACGAGGCCAAGGCGGGCGCGGCAGTGATCCGCAAATTCTGGGCCGCAAAAGGCCATCACGTTAAGGTCCGGGCTATTCGAGACGAAGATGGCGCGTATTCCCAGGACCATCGCGCCGTGTTTTGCATTCGCAGCGATTTGGTAAACGGCCAACCTCGAAAGGGCGCATAATGGCAAGCACATCATCCCGGCCTACGATCTATGACGGCGTGACTTATGAAAGCACCAAGGCATGCGCCGCCTCGTTCGGTGTCACGCGCGGGGCTTTATCTAAGCCGCTTAAGAGTGGATTTTGGCGCGGAAGGCCGATAAGCTACGCTGAGGAGCCGGGGCCGAAAATGACGGCAGAACAACGCGCGCAACAAAAGGGCATCTCGGCGCTGTTCGGCAGATGCGGTGAAAATTATTATCGGGGGCGGTTCTGATGGCAAAATGGCGGGGCATCGCATGACCTACCACATAGGCGACAAGGCGGACAATCATGGGTAAGGGCAGCAAACAACGCAAGCCAAAGCACCGCTCACAAGCATCTGACCTAGCTGAGCGGGCAACAGGCGACACGCCAGCCGCCCCGGATCGGGCAGAGCGCCCAACATCACAGCGTCGCAAGCTAGGCGTCTGGGCATTACCACAAGGCGCAATGAAATCCACACAGCCGATGGTCGACACCGCCAGCGATATGATCGGCATACTGCACCACGCCCGCCGCATCACAAGCCAGCACGAACAGGCCGCGCGCCAGTTTCAAAGCCTTCGCGCGGCGTACACTCAGGAATTCCCGGATGTGGAGGGCTTCAAGAGTTGCCTTGCCGGATCTGTGCCAGGATACGACGACGGCGACGGCAACGAGTCAATCATTGCGGAATACCGGAAGATGGAAAAGACGCTTGGGGAATATCGCAGTGAGGTCATATGGGTTTGCGAGGATGACCAGCCGCCGCGCAGTATCGCCGCGCTGCAATGCGGGCTTGCGGCTATATCGGGCGCAAAGAATAAACATTAACGGAGGATATGATGAAGGTATTTTTGACAAACTACGATGGCAGGCGGTATGCACTTGTGGCGGCTAACAGCCAGAGGGTTGCTGCAAAATTGATTGGCACTTCCCTGTATGACTTTCAAAAGTATTCGTCAGTCTCCTCAAACCAGTTGGACACTGACACCGCGATGGCGGACGTGGGATCTGTATTTCTTGCGGAAATGAAATACGGCTCCCCGTGGGTAAAGCGCATCGACCGAACGCCCTCGCCTTGACATAGCGTCAAAAAGCGCGTAGCCCTGACTTTGACTTAATGCGTCTATGGGCTGGAACTCGTTAACAAGAACGATCCAGCGTCTATTTTCCAAACACAGGAACACGTTGCGCCGAAAGGCGGACAACAGGGCTAGGCCCGCCCTTCGACACAGCCCACACCTATTCGCGAGATAACCGACTAAACGCCATTCGGCAGGCATCACAGCAAAACCGCGCATCTTTCCGCGCAAGGAACAACACCTCACAGCGGGCGCACGCATGAACGTAGGCGGGAACCTTCATTCCCGCCGCTAGGTCGCTCGCTTTGATCTGGTTGGCCATTTAAACTGTGAACCCTTCTCCGTCGAATTCATTCGCGTGCGCTAAAACGTATGCGTCGACAAATCTCTGGTCGGTCTTAAACCCCACTGCATGCAGGCGTTCGCGAATATCATCGTCCATCATGAAAATAACCGCCTCTGCGTCGTATTCGGTGCCGTTTAGTGTAAGGGTTGTCATTGGCTTGATCCTTTCCGTCTGATTACAGGTTGTGATGAGCGATTGCGGATTTCATAGCTTCCAGCTTAAAGCCACACTTAGCTTCTTGGTCTAGCTTCTGAGAAAATGTTGTAGGCCTTACTTTAGCAACCCATGCGTTCCAATCGGCGCGGCGTGTCTTGGTAACTTCAAGCGTCCATTCAGCGGCGAACGTATCGGCTTTCACGGCTCTTTCTGCAATGGCGCAAGCCTTAGACGCTGCATCAATCTTGCGGTCGAATTCTGTTGCCATGCTCGTGTCGCCTTCGTGTATGCTGGTGATTTTGGATTTGCGGGCAATTCTAAGGTCGCGCAGTGTGTTTTGAGCTGCGTCAAAAGTGGCGATGTTCTGGGTTGCGGTGGTCATTGGTTCGTTCCTTTGTGTGTTTCGCTTCTCTTGATACACTTATGCGGCATAATGGCGAACGTGTCAAGCGGTTTGTTACGATAAAAGCAGGTTAAGCCGAACAGACACCATGACGCGACCGAAGGCGGTATGTAATGTGAGCGACATTCTGAAAACCCACAAATTCAAAGACGCATCAAAGCACCGATCCGCTATTGTTGCTGCTATTGGCCGTCAGAAGGCCGCAAGTCCATCAAGCAAGCTGGGCATCGGTGGATCATGGGCCGGACCAAAGACGCTGTTCGCCGATCCTGACACAGCACCGATTGCCGAATGGCTGCAATCAATCATTCCGGGTAATCCTGAACATATCGACGCATGGGGCGTTGAGCACGCAATAGGCGATTCCCTGGCACCACATGACCACCTAAAAGCGGGCCCAAACGCAATCAATGCATGGGCGGGCGTATACTTCATTCAGAGCGGCGGCTTATTCTGCTATGGCCAAACAGACCACAAGCCAAAGGCAGGCACTGCGCTAATCTTCCCCGCTGATATGATACACTGGACACAGCCAGCAATTCAGGCGCGCACGAGCATAGCGTTTAACGTCATTGCCTAGCGCGCCAGAACAGCACAAACGCCTGACAGTAGGTAAAGCCCACCAGATAACAGCACCACACCGACCACGCGAACGCAGAGGCTCAGCCCGCGAACGTGGATATACAACCGAATGGGATAAGTTCTCTAAGGCGTTTTTGTACCGCAACCCACTATGCGAATACTGCATGGCCAAGGGAACAACCAAGGCGGCAAGGGTCACAGACCACGATATACCGCATGAAGGCGATCCAGAACTATTCTGGAACAACACATTCACAGCCTGTTGTGTTTCGTGTCACAACGGCACCAAGGCCAGCCTAGAGGCACGGTACAGCGGCGATGACCTGTTAGAGCGCGTGGCCAAGGCAAAGGGTGTGATATGGAAATCATAGCGTGGATCAAAGACCAGATGATGGGCGAAGCGTATGGCAATGCATGCGGTGACGTTTACATCGCATCGATTGAAGAGCGAAGGTCTGCATGGCAGCGAAGGACCGACTGCAACCTTGAAACGGTAAACGAATGACGCCGCGCGATTGGTTTGACTACGCATCAAGCGCCGAACGTATCAGCGCGGCATGTGCGGCATTGCTAGGGCCTAACGCTATGGGGACACCACGCGGAATGGCACCAGACGCAACACCAGACCAGATAGCGCGCGAAGCACACAGGCTGTGGCGAAACAAGATCCACCAGACGCCTTGCCCAATGGGTTACTATAGCCAGCCGATCAGGACCGTGGCCGACCGCCTGCCGATCTGGTGCTAAGGGGAAGGACAGAACGTGAGCGTGCTCAAGTGGATCAAGGCCGAGTGGAACAGACAGCCCGTCACACTGGTTGATGGATACCAGCCCAAGGGCAACAGCGGGCCACCAAAGGTACTGCCAAGGGCAAAGTCGGCGGTGGTTATGCCTAAGCGATGGGGGATGACATGAGCATACGACAACCAGAGACGCCAGCCCTGCGCCTGGCAGGCGATGCGGATGGTTCGGTTTATATCGTCACGCGAGGCGGTGAACGGCTGTGGAAAGTGATCGAGACATCCATATCGGTATGCGATGAAGTTGACGCTATTCCCGATGGGATAGTGGAATTCTTATGCGGAAATCTCAATAAATAGGCAGGGGGTGGGTCAATCCCTAGCACCGTGAGAACAGGAC